AAGGCATTTGAAACTCCAGAAGCTATGGCCCATGCAGCTGAGGATTATTTTAAGTGGTGTAATGATAACCCATGGATACAGAGAGAATGGAAGAATCGTGGAAGAGGTTATGGACTTGTTGAAGTGCCTTTAGGTAGACCGTTCACATGGTCAGGTCTATGTTCACATATAGGAGTAAGTCAGAAATACTTTGGTACCTTCAAGATGCAGCTTAAGGAATCGGATCCAGCATATGTGCAATATATAGGAGTCATTGACAATATTGACGAGATTATCAAAACACAAAAATTCGAAGGGGCCAGTGTTGGTACCTTTAATGGTAACCTTATTGCATACGACCTTGGTTTGAAGAAAGACGTACCTGCTATGTATGGTAATTCTGTCTCACTCACAATAAACGTAATAGATAACGAACATAAAACATTAGTCGAACAAGTCAAGGCTGAGCTAGAGGCTATAGATATCGAACACGAACTATTATCAAGTAAACAATTAACTAACGGTAAGGCTAACGGTAAACACTAAACTATTTATAACAGATTAAACAACTATCCAATGGCAAATCAAACAACGGAAAACACTAAGTACACGAAGGTAGTGTGCAAGAATGAGCTCACGAGACAGGGCAAGAAAATGATGTACGCAAATAAAGTTAAGAACAATGAGCAAGACACAAGACCGCATAAATGAAATTCTTGCTCGGCGAATGCAACAAGCAAGTGAAGGCTATCTTAAATATGCTAATGATGGATTACGTAAGTCAGTTGAAAAAATGAGAGCGCAGAGAGAGCAGAGGTTGGATGATAATATAACTGACTACTATAAGGTACTTGCGATAAAGATGGCACAGGGCAAAAAATTAATATTACCACTATGAACAACAATGGACCGTATCAACCATCTATAGTTATGAGTACAAATCAATTTGAAGAGTTTGCTGCGCTCAAGGCAGAAGTAGAAGAATGGAAAGAAAGTTATGCCATATTAAATTATACCGCAAAGGAATATTTAGCTGAGAACGAGCGACTGAAGGAAGGTGATTTACATTTGAAGAAATGGATAGATGAACTACAGGCCGACAAAGCGGAAATGATTGAGGTTTTAAAACTGATTAAAGCGGATATTTATCACGTTAAGACCGGGGCACACCTATCACCTGCAACTTTAGAAACAATTGGTTCCCTTCTCTCCAAACACGAAACAAAATGAAACTAAACTAAACAGAGATGACAAAAGAAGAAATTCAAAAACGCGCTCAGGAATACACTTTAAGGAAATTTGGGTACAGCGCATGGCTTCCTGAAATGAGTTTATGCAAGGAAGACTTCATTGCCGGTTACATCGAAGGCCAAGCCGACAAGGCGGAACTGGTGGATATGCTAAAACAATTAGAAAAAGAGTTATTCCTTCTACCAATAACACAGGAAAGAATTCATTTTTGCCTCTCCAAACACGAAGCAAAATGAAAAAGATAATATTAGTATATGAGTATTTTGATTGGGCGGATAATGGTGGAGGCATTCACTATGAAGAGTTTAAAACAGAAGCTGAGTTAGATAAAAGAGTTGAAGAGATATATAAGATGGATAAGCACGAATTAATAACGTGTGGTATATTGGACGTGTTTACTTATAGGGCAATTGAAAGGGTAACTAAAATAGAACGTGAATGAATCGTAAACAATTTTTGCGTAAGGCAGCAGCGTCTATAGCAGCCGTTGCACTGGCACCAGTTATTATAGACGAAGCGATGACCGCGGATAATGTAGTATGGTCTGCATCTAATCCAGTTAGTTTTACTGATGCTATTATATATAGGCCGTTTAAGTTTGCTACACATTATAAGTTGACTAAGGAAGCAACAGAAGATATAGATGATATGTCAATTATTATGCGAGACTTTATGGATGAGCATTTGTTAAGAGCAGCAAAGCAGAATATAAAATTAATGGAGAAGGATGTTAAGATACATATAGGAACAAGCGATGATGATTTCGCAGAAAATTTATTAACGGTAATACTTGAATCAAAAACTAAATCATAGGCTATGAAACAACTTAAACTAATTTTAATTTTATCTCTATTCACAATGGCATCGTATGCACAAGGTTATAAGATTGGAGAGATCACACGATCGTGGACGCCTAAGCATATTCAAGTAACGGACGGGCTAACGGTTAAATATAAATTATATGACGGATATGATACAGCGTATCGTTATATGATTGGACCGGACCCGGATACATTTGATGTGGTAGTAACATTTAAGAAACGATTACCACCAGCGCCTAAGCCTGATTTAGTTTCTGTAATGGATGACTATACTATAGTACCGGACCAAACTTATTTACCTGCTACTAGGTTAAATGATAACGTGTATAGCTCAACAGCATGGGCGCATATGAAAGGGCAAGTATGGAATGCAAACCATTATGCTAATACCGTATCTTTTGTAGAGGGCATACAGGTAGGAGCATATGTTGAATTAACTTGCGTTTGTTATAAGGTAGAATGGTGGGGTGAGCGTAGGAATAATCATGGTATAGTTTCTATTACAACGGATGGTGGATCAATAGTTAATGTAGATACTTACGGAACAAATACCGATAACCCATCCACGTTATTATGGACAAGCCCATCCTCACCCTCAGCCATTAATGGTACACACAAATTTAGGGTAACATATACGGGCACAAAAAATCCTGCATCAAGTTCATTTAGTATTGTTCACGACAAATGGGTTATCTATACTAAACAACAATGAAAAATAATTATGACATTAACAACTTGTGACGGAATAATAGGAATGGATGGTATCTGTAGTAAGTGTTATCAACCGGCTATGACCTCATCAAATATTTGTGGTCGTTTATATGAACAAATAGAAGAACCTCAAGAGCAGCTATGGTTCAATAAAGGTGTTGAGGCTGCTATTAGAACATTGGCACTATCATCAAAACCATTTGTATATCCAACCGATTACAATGAAATGGCCACATGGATGCGAAACGCGTTAATAAAATGAAGGAGAATCCAGCATGGAACACGTGGCCAACAGCAACTAATTATGAAGGATGGAAGTTAAGGAAACTACATATGCTGGAGCACAACATTTATATTGTAATAAAATTTAAAAGGCGTGAACGTTGGCTAATGTTGAAAGCAGATTTAGGACAAGAATATTTAGAACGTATTAAACAAATAAACTATGAAGCAACTACTAATTATCATGGGGATGGTTTTATCTATGGCAGCGGCACATGCACAAACATCATACGTGCCACCGGATAAGGGACCAACTAAGCCAGCATACAAAAAAGTTGTAACGATCGACTTAGCGGAAGTACAAGTACTATTAAATGCATTGCAACGATGGAAGGAACTTGATGTGTATGACCCAAGGAAATCAGATGCTGATAAAGTTATTACTATAAAGGAGTTGGATACTTTTAGTAAGCAGTTGATGGAGAAAATAAAAATCGATTCTATTCTGGTAGTACAGCCAAAGCAAAAACCATGAGACACATTTTCAGCATCGTGCTATTTGTATTATTAATTGTATTACTAATGTTTGGTTGCTCCTAACAAGGGGCAGCCTTTTTTATGCTTAAATTTTAATAATATGAAAGTAGGTTACATGGATATTTCAAAAGAATTAATAGATTCACCACAGTGGGAACTTATATGGAAGTCTCTTGTTAAGGTTGGTTTTAAGAAAACAAATTTATTAATTATAGGTGGTAACGTAGTAAGAGTATGGGGAACGTGTCCATGCTTTATAGACGTGGATGAAACACAAAGTATAAAATACACTTGTAGTATGACGCACAGTAAAGATGGTAAAAGAATTGATGAAATAGTTTTTAGAAAAGCATGAAGCCAACGAAAGTTTTTTATGAAGTACTGAAGGCAGTCAAGGACAAGGTACCATTGATTGGTATGAAAGGTAGTGCGCGTTCCGGAAAAACTGTAGGCATTGTTATGGGTCTTGATTTCGCTGGTAACTTTAGTAGGAAGCATAAGAAGATGAGTGTTGTGTCCCAGTCATTCCCCCACCTAAGAGATGGATTCAAGTATGAGTACTCACAGTTCCAATCACGAGAGCAGTTCCACCGAGAGCATAACAAGAGCGAACACGAGTATATAGTAGGCAAGTCTGTAATCAACTACTTCTCATTAGATAAAGATGGAGCCAAAGCTATAGGACCTGGTCGCGACATATTATATCTGAACGAACCAAATCGTGGCATTACCTTCGAAGCATACAATGACTTGAAGATACGAACTAAGGATATTGTTATAATGGATTGGAATCCTAGTGGAGAATGGTGGGCAGACGAGCAGAAGATATTCGAAGAACCAGGCGCACGAATTATACATAGCAAGTGGTATGAGGATAACATAGAAAACATATCCAAGAATCAGTACGAGTATTTTATGCGAGCCAAGCGCTTATCGAAGACGGTGCCTTGGTGGAAATATTGGTGGGATGTATATGGAGAGGGTATTGATGGAGTACCAGTAGATGAACGAATCATGCCGTTTTTATTTCGAGCTTCGAAAGTACCAGAGGATGCGATAGAGATTCCTAGTGCTTTAGACTTCGGATGGAATCCATCGCCAACTGCCTTCTTGCGTATGTGGATACGGCAGACGGGTGGGTTACAAGATGAACTTTATGTGCAGGAAATTGTATACGATACTAAGCTGAACATAAATGCTATAGGTGGAAACAACCTAACGGATGTCCTAGAGCGTAAAGGAGTAAACAAGAAACATCTTATTATAGCAGAGAGCGCCGACCAAAGGGCCGTTAGAGATTTAAGGATTGCTGGATACAATATTGTTCGTGTTGATAAGACGGCAGTACAAGTAAGTATACGACACTTCCACGACTATAAGATTTTTATTGTAGATGGAATCAGCGATGCTAAAGGCAAAGATAACACGTATAAAGAGTTTAACAATTATAGATACAAGAAAAACAAGAAAGGAGTTATATTGGACATACCAGATGAAGGACAGGCAGACCATAGTATTGACGCATGTCGTTATGTACTATTATCCAAAGGCAAGCGGTGGGTACTAAGCAAATCAAAACAACTACAAGCACTTGAAACTATTACTACACTATGAATTTATTTTTTGATATAGAGACTACTGGTCTCTTTCAGAAGCATCACAAGTGGGACATAAATTATAAGGAGTATCCATACATATTATCTATGGCGTGGAGGTTCCGGAACAAATCACATTACTATCATATTTATCAGGAAGGTAGAGAAGTGCCAGCGGATGCAACAAAGGCGAATGGTATTACAACGGCTATGGCAAATAACAAAGATAAGACTAGGAAGTTTGGAGATGTCTATCCTTTGTTTATGTCCGATGCATTAACGTGTATGAATATAATAGGACATAATATTTTTTTCGACACGTCTATCTTTAAGGCAAATGTATGTAGGGAATATGGAGCCGATTCGAACCAGATTAAACGGGCGGTTGTTGCATTAGACAAAGACAAACGAATCGATACTATGAGGGCAACTATTAAATTGTTTGGTAAGTGGCCATCTCTTGTAGCATTGCATTATTATTTATTTGAGGAATCGTTTCATGCGCATGATGCTCTCGAAGATGCGATGGCTACAGAGAGGTGTTACTACGAACTTGTTAGACGCAAAATAATATGATACAATTAACACATAGGCTATTACGGTATACATTAATTCTACTACAGTATGAGGTAGATGGCAAACAAGAGTATAGATGTAATTTATTGAATCCACTAACATGGATTGCTCTCGTAGTTTTTGGAGTGTACTCTGGGGTTGCAGCCGTCTTGCAAGTTTTAAAAGATAGTTTGGAAGGAGAGCGAGCTGCGGCTGGACTATTTCGAGAGAGGACAAAAACGCCCAAAACACCCTAGAAAAAGTCATTTTTTTATTTCGCACTTTCTTCTTAAATAGCACATAGTTGCTAGAGGAGTAATTTTTTGGGGACGCTGTAAGCCAAAGGTACAGTAGTCCCCAAACTTTTGTAATACAAAAATTATTATTTTTTGCATAGATGGGAAATGCAGTAACGCTGTTTAACAGCAGGAGCAAAGGAGTACAGGCAAATCCGGAAACAGGGTTGTGGCCTGAAGCTACTTTCGGTGCGAGACGTGGAACGTTTTCGCCTGCAATGAATTTCATGGTATTCAATAAGTCTGCTCAATGGCAGAACTTGCGCGGGATGGCGGCATTGTTTGAATGCTTCCATAGTAATCCCATACTCTATTCCGTTATCATGATTAAAGCAAGAGAGTATGCTAATGCAAAGATTTGTGTGGTAGATCGTAAGACGGGTGCGGTTGAAGATCCACTTAAGACTCGCCCACGTGAAATCCCTGATCTCCTATACAAATTATTTAATCGACCTAACGTATTGCAATCCAAGTGGGAGTTCTTGCAGCAAGGTAAGATTATGGAAGAGGTTGCTGGTAACGCTTTTATATATGGCAACAGTGTGTCCAGTAAAATTGATGCTAAGAATCTTGCAGCCTTGTGGAATGTATGGCCACAATGTATGGAGTACAAACTATCCGGGAATTATTTTGAAGCTACACGAGTCGAAGATGTTATTGCTGGATGGAAATTTAAAGCAGGAGATTATGAAAAAGCATGGCAGCCTCACGAGATCATGCATAAAAATAAACCTAATACAGAAATTTACGATGGACTAATTTTTGGTAGGAGTCCAGCGCAGTCCTTGGTTCGGCCATTATCAAACATCGCTTTAGCGTATGAGTCTCGAAATGTGGTAATGGCCAACCAAGGAATGTCCGCTATTATATCAGCGCAACTTGATAAGGATGGACTATTGCCTTTACTGCCTGACGAAGATGATCCAACCGCAAAAGCCCTTAAGAATTTTGGTAACCTTCACGGTCAGAACAGAATGTGGGTTAGTCCTTATCCTGTTAATGTGACTCCGATGAATCAGAACGTTCAGGCGTTAG